GAAATATCCATCTGCGCGGCACACTGCTCGTGGGTTTGCTGCTCTAAGTCAACCAGCCGAATGACCTCGTACTCGTCCAGCGTCAGCAGGATCGGCTCACTATCCCCACATCCGTCGGGGCAGAATGTCTCAACTTGTGGTGCGCCACAAATCCGACGGCACCGTGGCGGTCTTGGCATAGATATGTCCCCTTTGTTTACGGTATATACCGATTATACAGCATATTTAGAGAATTGTCAATAAGAAGTGAGCGTTTTACCACCCTGGAATTTGAAGGTCATTCGTCCGTCGGCGTGAACGGTCACTGTGTCAATGACTGTCAACCAGAGCTTTTCGTCAAACTCGGTGAGGGCATCCAATTCCTGCACCTCGAACATAAATGCTCCGATGGCTTCCGTCTGGGCCTCCCGTGCAGCCTTTGTGGCGCGAAGCTGCTCAAGCTGTGCCTTGGCTTTTTCGTACCGCTCCACAAACCCGTTGTACCGAGCGGAGTATTCTTCCTGGTTCTGCGCCGTTTGCGAGTTCTCTGCAATACAGCGTTTTGTCAGTTCTGTCACCACATCGATCTCCTCAAGCAGGCTCTCGATTTCTGCATCAATGCCCGTGCAGTCTGTCAGCGTGGTTTGCATCAAGCGGCAGTCCTCAAGGATGCTGTCCTTGCTGTCGATAATGGCGTTGAGGGCAACCACGAACCGCATTTTGATGGTTTCCTCGTCCAGGTGAGGCGTTTCACATTTGTGCTCACCCTTGAATTTGCCGTTGCACTGCCAGATAACTCTGCGGTATTTTGAGGTCGAGTTCCAGACCTTAGAGCCGAAGTATGAACCGCAGTCACCGCAGATGATGCGTGAGGAGAAGATGCTCTTTCCGCTGTATTGCCGGCTTATCCGCTTACGCCGCGCAAGCTCCGTCTGAACCTTGTCGAACTCTTCCGGCGTAATGATCGGCTCATGGCTGTGTTCCACATAATACTGCGGCACCTCGCCCTCATTGACCTTTCTCTTTTTCGTGAGGAAATCGACCGTGAAGCATTTCTGAAGGAGTGCAGCGCCCTTGTATTTCTCGTTTTGAAGGATGCTTTCCACTGTACTGGTCTGCCAGCGTTGTTTTCTCGATGGAGTCGGAATCCCATCTGCTGTCAGCTCCTTTGCAATGGCCCCCGGCGTTAATCCCGCCATGAACCGGGTGTAGATCCTACGGACAATAGCCGCCTCTTCCGGCACGACTTCGGGGAAACCGTCCGCTCCTTTGCGATAGCCGAGGAACTGCTTGTATGGGAGGTTGACCTTTCCATCGGCAAACCGTTTTCTCTGTCCCCAGGTAACATTCTCGGATATGGAGCGGCTTTCTTCCTGTGCCAAGCTCGACATGATGGTGAGCAGCAGTTCGCCCTTGCCGTCAAAGGTGTAGATATTCTCTTTCTCAAAGTAGACTTCTACACCTTTTTCTTTCAGTTTACGGATGGTAACCAGACTGTCGACCGTGTTTCGGGCGAAGCGGCTGACCGACTTTGTGACGATGAGGTCGATTTTACCGGACATGGCATCGGCGATCATTTCATTGAAGCCGATGCGATGCTTGGTGTTCGTGCCGGAAATGCCCTCGTCTGTGTATACTTTTACAAACTCCCATTCGGGATTGCGTTTGATGTATTGCGTGTAGTAATCCACCTGTGCCTCGTAGCTGGTGAACTGCTCATCGCTGTCTGTGGACACTCTTGCGTATCCTGCGACCCGCCGTTTTTGTACAGCCACCTTGGAAAGGTGCGTCAGCGGATTGATGATCGGCGGAATGACTGTGACCGACCGTGCTGCTGTTCTGTTCACTCCTGATTCCTCCTTGCCTGCAGTGCCCGCTGCCGAGCCTTTTCCTTCATTTCAGGCGTCCAGCTTTCTGCCCTGGAGCGGTCTGTCCACCGTTTAACGATTTCTGAACCGTCATCCACGCAGAACACGACCACATTGTTTTTCTCTGCTCTGATTGCCGTTATTTTGCTTCTGACCATATTAGGGTTAAAGCTGACCGTTCTCAGCACCTCACAGGTGAGGGCTTCGAGCGTTTCTTCTGGAATTCGCTTTGCGGCACACTCGGATTTGCCCTTGGTCTGGAATGTGGTGCAATTCCAGTAGTGCTTTTTCCGGTAAGTGACACGCTTATAGGTGTTGCCGCACAGTCCGCAGCGAATCAGCCCAGAAAAAACTGAACGAGTCGGTTTCTTGCGGTTGGCAGTCTGCTGCGCCAGCATTTTGAGCCGCTCCTGCGCCTTATCAAATGTTGCCTGGTCGATGATCGGCTCATGCGTTCCCTCGGCATAGTACATTGGAAGCTCTCCTCGATTGGGCAACAGCTTCTTTTCAATGTGGTTGTTGCGGTATCGCTTTTGCAGGAGCGCATTGCCGAGGTACTTTTCATTGGATAAGGTATTCCGCATCCGCTCCGCACACCATGTGCCGCCGAGAACGCCTTTATGTCCTCTGGCATCAAGGTCACGACAGATGGAACTCATGCTCTCGCCGCCGTTGAACCGCGCAAATATTTCTCGAACGATGGCAGCATCCTTCTCGTTCACCTGAATGCCGTCCGGCGTGATGTCATAGCCGAACAAAAAGCGGAGGTTGATGATTTCTCCGTTTTCAAAGGCTTTTCGGACACGCCATTTCTGATTTTCGCTGGCTGACAGGCTCTCTTCCTGTGCGTAGGACGCCAGGATGGTCATCATCAGTTCACCATCCGCACTCATGGTGTGGATGTGTTGCTCTTCAAAGAACACATCTACGCCCAGGCTTTTCAGCTCTCGGACAGTCTGAAGAAGCGTCACCGTATTTCTGGCGAAACGGGATATGCTCTTCGTAATAACAAGATCGATGTTCCCTTGGCGGCACTCCTCAATCATGTGCTGAAACCCGGCTCGTTCTCTTTTTGTGCCGGTCACAGCCTCATCGCTGTAAACGCCGCAGTACATCCATCCGTTGCGGCTCTGAATCATTTTACTGTAATAACTGACTTGTGCGGACAGCGAATGCAGCATGGCATCCTTTCCTGTGGAAACACGGGCATAAGCGCAAACACGCAAAGCTTTCGGCTGTGCGGGTATTAGGGCATCGACCCTTTCTACAACTCTCTCCATGTGGTTCACCTCCCTTTGGTGTGTGACATATTACCTCTAAAAACACGATTTATCCAGTGATTTCAGCGGAATATACTACACGAAGATATGCCGTATTTGTTGGCTATAATTGTATCGATCTTAGCGTACTCTTTGGCTGATATCATCCCCTTGGAACGCATACTCCGGGCGAGTGCCATCGCCATCTGGTAGGCAAACAGACGCTTATCGTAATCACTCATGGTCGGTCTCCTTCCTGCGGAATTTCAAATAGCAGTCACGGGAGCAGAACACCCGATGGCTGTTGCCATAGCTTTCAAACTGCTTCCCGCAATGTCGGCAAGTGAGTGTGTAGTACGTTTTTCGCTGCACTCTTTCAGGGTGCGCGTTCCACCACGCCATTCGGCAAGCATCGGAGCAGAACATCCTTTTCCGTTTATGCGGTGTCTGCTCAAGCGGAGCCAGGCAGTTTCGACACAGGGCATTTGAGCTCGATAGCTCTTTGATCTGCACAGGATGCCTGGCGCAAAAGGACTTTACTGTGTTTAGCGGTAGCCCTGTTATAGCGGATATTTTCTTATACCCGTAGCCCTGGTGTTGGAGTTCCACAATTCGTGAGCGTTCCATGTCTGTCATAGTGATACCTCGTTCCTGAGAAATAGCGTTTCTCGCTATACCCAGAGAAAAGGCACTTTTGTCAGGGTAAATTGGGCAAAAAAAATAACGCCCTCTGCGGAATTTTCCACAGAGGGCGTGTGATGAGGTTCGGTTTACTTATTCGGGATCTTCAGCTTCATGCCGCTGTAGATGACATTGCTTTTCAGACCGTTCAGGTTGACGATTTCCTTATAGCGGCTGCCGTTGCCGAGATACTTCTTAGCGATTGCCCAGAGGGTGTCACCATGCACCACGGTGTGGATGCGGTAATCCTCGGCGGGTTTCGTGCCTGCCACGGCGAGCGCAGAGGTCTTGACCGGCGACATGATGGCATACCTGCCGGACTCGTCCTTATTAATGACTGCACGGTCCCCACTGACCTCGACCACATACCAGCGGAGCTTCTTCACCCAGCCGGGGATGGATTTGCCGCCATAGTAGGTGCTGCCCGTGATGGTCACGAGGTCACCAGCTTTGATTGTGCCAGTGGGCTGGGTCGGTTCGATCGGCTTCACCTCACTGCCGAGCGCTGCCGTGACCTTGGATGCCAGATCACCCATACGGGCATACATCCAGTTGCCGGGACAGGATTTATTCGCAAACCACCGATGGACGGTCAGAACCATCTCGTCGGATTTCGGGGTGTAGTTCAGCGTCTTGGCCTTATCTCCCAGCCAGAGCAGCTTGGTTTTGCCGTTGCGCTTGCAGATGTCGGTGCAAAGTTCAATGAGCCGCTGGTACACCACATCCTTAAAAGCGTAAGGCTCGGTGTTGTCGCTGGCACACTCGATAGTGACGGCTCTCTGGTCATTAGCATTGGAGGAAGAGCACCAAGAGCGGTTTTTCTCCTCCACATACATTCCGACCCTGCCGTCCACGCCAATGCCGTAGTTGCTGCTTGCCTGCCGTGAGGTCGGC